AATGGCGCGGTGCCTGGGGCACTTTGGTATGGGACTTGACTTGCTGCGCCGCGAGCCAGATTAGTAGCTGTCGTTGCGGTATCCGCGGTGCCTGTGAGATCACCAACAAAATCCGTTGATGTAACCGAAGTCAGACCAGCCAGCGTAGTAGCCGTAGCGCCAAGATCGATCGATGTAGAGCCAATCGTTACCGAGTCATTAGTCAGTGCTGAGTTTGGCAGGTTGGTGACTGTGTTGCTTGCGCCACTAATCGTCTTGTTGGTCAGGGTTACAGCATTGTCTGCGAACACCGCGGCTTCTGACGGGTATGTACAGAATACGTCTTTAGACCCTGATGTGAAGCTAACTGCTGAACCCCCATTACTAGAGGCCAAGATCGTCGTACGTGTCAGCGTGCCAGCACCTACGGTACCAATACCAACTTCCCATTCATTGACGCCTGGATTGGAGATCGTGTAGTAAGTTGTGTTGGTGTTACCGATAGCTGCACTAAAAGACTGATAGCCAATCACAGCACCAGCAAGGGTGAAAACGCCAGTACCTGTTGAAGCACTGGTTTCTCGAACGCGATCCGCGACAATGAAGGCCATAAAGAACCCCTATAAAAAGAACTTAGGCAATCCGGATAATCGCGTTGGAAGCGTCAGCGGTGGGCCAACTAACCGTAAAGTCACCATCTGTACTTGTCTTGTCCGAACCAAAATCCAATACCGCAACCGCCTTGTTCGACTTCGAGCTGTTATAGATCAACGCGCCACGAGCTGTAATGGTTGCTGCAACCCAAGTCGTGTTAGCAAAGCTAATGAATGCTGTCGTACCCGAGCTGGTAGGGGTTACAGAAACGGTCAAGGTGTTACCACCAGCAACATAGTTTGTACCAACGACTTCATTGGTCGTCGTATATGTAGTAGTGGTTGCATCCAGCGTAGCTGCTGAAGTGTACAGTGCGACCTTAAATACATCGGTGTCGAAATCTTGAACGCCTGCTAACAGGTCTACTTTAAACGCTGTGCACATACTTTGGGTCAGGGCCATGCTTTACTCCTACTGAAGTTTAATTCGTGGTTCCGTCAGACGGAAATTATCGTTACGGGTGCGGCCATCTGCGTAGTTCTTCAGCAAGGCCATGTTTTCTTGGAACATTTTCTCATAGTTCTGCTGCATATCACCTTCACCCTTTAGGAAAATATTCGCTTCGCACAACGCGCCATACAACAGGCACATCGGGAAGTTCTCACCCACCCAAGAGGTACCCAACGTCACGATTGACTCAGGGTAGTAGTAATAATGCAGCTCCGCAACATAGCTCGACGAAGGTGTTGGCCCAAGAATAAATGTGTTCTCATCAAACTGCGCGTAATACTTTGGTACCCCTGCATACGAAGGCTCGGGGTAGTTCTGACGCACATAACTCACTTCTTTTTGAAGTAGGTACTCGTAGCTACCATCCGCCTTAACCACCGCCAACTCGTAGGGAGAGAGGAAGTCAGATGGGCAGGTGAGGTACTTATTATTTGCGGTCATATTACCAGTGACATTACGACGCAGCACAGGGATCAACACCGTGCTGTAGATACGCTTCTCTGTGTTCTTGACAAACGTGGGAATATTTTCCACAAACGTCGTGTCGTTCGACTCCGTAAAATCGATGATTGAAGCGTAGAGTTCGTCGTAGGTCATTGGTTAACCCAGCTTCTTACTCGAGTTGGTACCCTTAGTTGCAGCGCCCGTACCGCGAGTTTTCACAGTCTGGGTATTGGGTACTTTGTTTGGGTAACCGGCGATATTTGGGACCGGTACATCCTTGATCTTCTTAACGTCTGCCATAATTGGCTCCTTGAGAGTTTTTACGATGTTACCACAGTAACTGACCCGACTGCACCTATAGCCAGCAGGTTGTTAGGGGTCGTCGCAGGTTCGAATAATGGGTTGTTATTATTAAACCCTACCGGGTTCCAGCCCCACTGCGTATCACGAGACAAAACCAAGTTCGGATCAGGGCGTGTATTGCGTAGTGCTTGTGGGTCTGTAATCCGCAGTCTACCTACTCGCCATTGCGGTTGGTCCTTATCCATACAAGGGCTACAAACGCGGATATCCGTGATGATCTGATTCACCACCTGCGGCTTGAGTTCTTTGTACGGAACCTTTCTCCCACAGCGATCACAAAAACCAATACTGGATCGCCCAGAGGCAAAATGACTAGCCATATCGCGCCCCTTTTCGGAGGTTTTCTTCCGCTGGGATCACTTGCAGATTATTGTGCACGTGAAGTCCTGAAACAGTTTTTCCGTTAAGCGGAATGATATGGTCGACGTGATATTTTGCGTAACCATTAACTTCGTTGAAGAAAGCGCAGACGTTGTAGTACGCCTTAATCCGCTCTCTGCTAGCCCAAGCGGGAACTCGTCTAATTCGGTCAGCGCGGTTAGCGGCTTTAGCTGCGCGGTCTTTATCGGGGTTAGCGATCTTCCACTTTTGGCGTGCGGCCTCTTTATTAACCGCGTTTGAGACCGCGTACTTGCGCTCTAATTCACGTACATACTCACGATTCGATTCTACCCACGCTTTCTTTTGGGCAGTGATCCGCTCTTTATTTGCTTGGCGATACGCTTTCATATATTCACTGATCTGTTTAGTTTGTGGAGCGTTTGTAACACGACGCCGTTCCCGCATACAGGTATAACACTGCCCGCGATGACCATCAGAAGCGCCTTCGCGTTTTGCAAAGCAAGAGAGCGGCTTATCTATACCGCATTTTGAACAAGTCTTCATACCGTCCATTATAGCATCAGCTAGATATATACGCCCTACGGGGAACCCACCTTTGCGGGGCACGTTCTCTATCCTCGTCCGCAGCAAGCTGGTAAGCTTCATCAGCCAACATCTTCAGCATCTGAACTCGATCAGGGGCTACATCAGGGCGCTTCAATGCGATGTGATAAGCCAACGCCGCAGTAATAGCGGGTACAAACCGAAACGGCATATCTGCTGTAAGGTCGCCATTGTTACCAACATCTTGGATGCGGCGCAGCCGCCAGTATTTAAGCGTGTACGTGTAAGCGCCATCCGGCACAGGCCAGACAGTAAATTGTGGGGTGTTCAGTCGCTGAATATAGATCTGAACCGGACGACCCTGTTGTACCTTGTTGGGGATGGTTGCATACACCGAGACGCTGATGCGACTGATGTTAATGTCTTGTGGCTGCCCGCCTTGTTCTGTGCGGACTACGTGCTCCATCAGGTCAACTGTGTCTGCTGGGAGGGTGTACGTGGCAACACCTTGAGTTAGAACCTGAGTCCCTTCCTCAATCGTCCACATATTGATACCCTTGTTCGCCCACTCCTGAAAGATGAAGTTAAGCGATCGACGTGCGGTCTTGATGTCATAACCTGTACGAATCTCAAGGCCACAACGCTCAAAACTCTCCTCGATAATCTCAGAGAAGTCTGGGTTCCAAGTTGCTACACCGCTTGTCGTCACTTAATACTCCTTGGGTTGTCTACGGGTCTTATCCCGTTGCTTCTTGGCGGTACCCGTCTCGTTTGCCCGAAACTCACCGCTATACTTCTTCACCTTCTGTTTACCGCCGCGCTCAGAATCAATACTCTCTAAGAAACGGCGATCATGCAACAAGTTCTTAGCCATTAGCAGACCCGTCCGCGCCCCACACCTTTACGTGCAACACCGCCACCACGAGCCATCTTAACACAGCCACCCTTTTTCATGCCTTTGTGTTCTTCGGCATAAGCTTTCGGTGACATGCGGCCTGACTTAATTGCAGATGCTTTCTTAGCAGCGCCTGAACCGTGACCTTCGGACTTCTCGCCTGCGACGTATTGTTGCTTCGAGATTTTGCCACTTTTCAGAGCCTTGGCTTCCTTCATTTCCTCAGCCGGGGTTTCTTTACCGCCAAATAGTTTCTTAGCCATGATTACACCATTCGTCCTTTAGTTTTACCTTTTACGGCGCAGCCGCAGCCTCTGACCTTACCACCACTAGCCATTTTCTTAACCGAACCACCGCATTTCTTCTTTACCACCGAACCCATGTCGTCGTTGCGTGGAGGCTTGATACCTTTGTCAGCAGTGAAAATGTTCGCATCACGTGGGTTAGGCTTCGTCTTGGTTGGGCCTTCGTTAGGGCTTGGAGGCTGACCTTTGTCAGCTGTGTAGATGTTTGCGTCTAGGTCTTTAGCCATACCACCACCTTTAAATTTTTTGCCTTTATCGGCTTGATTGAATTCTTTAGCAATCTTCTGCGAAATCCCAACACGCTTAGCAAATGCAGGGTTATGCGCGGCGGCAGCCATAAAATTACGTTGTTTCTTTGATGTACTCGGCACGATCAACCTTTCCAGTGGGCCACAACCCAAGTGATGAAGCTACCAACTGCACCGCCCGCGCCACCGATCATCATCAGGATCTTCCATCCACCACGAGCTTCAGAAAGGGTCTTGTTGATCTCGGACAATGCGATACGCACTTCCTTCATCTCCGCGGCTATGGCATCCAGATCGTCTTGAATATGCTTAATCTCCGCGCCGTGTGTTGCGATCTCTCGGATCAATTGCTCGTCACTCATTTGCAGTTCCACCTTTTCAGGCTTGCGGCCTTACGTGTCGGACGACCTTTCTCATCCTTCATTGGACCGGGCATACCACTCATACGGGCACAAAAAGACTTTTGGCGTGCGCCACCTTCCGGCTGTGGAGCCTTTAGGTTTGAGCCTGTTGCTTTATTGTACTTGGCACGGCCTTTGGCGGTTAAACCAGCCCCTTTCGAGACTGGTAACTTCTCACCGCGACCGACCGCTAGGCTGACGCCTTTCTTAGCCATAAAACACCGTAGCTGTAGCATTTGTCAGGGTTGCGTAAATATTGGTGTCGCAGAGGATACCTTCACCCGGAACCAGAACGCTTGTGCTACCTGCCGCAGCAGGGGCTGTATAAGAAAAACGCGTGATCCCACTAGCGCCGCCATCCTTCAGTACAACCGTACCACCAGAAGCGAAACTAATCATCAGACCTTTGATACGCGCTCTTGCGCCGTAGACCGAACCGGAGGTCAATACCTCCGCGGCCTTTACATCATATTGCATAGCCATGCTTGGCTCCTTTCAAGAAGAAAGATTAGCCAGCATAAACTTTAACCGTACCGGTATCGTTCCACAATTGACCTGCAACAGCA